TTGTCGCCAATATTTAAGAACCTCAACATAGCCTTTACCATAACCAGGTTGCTCTATTGATTTCCAATTATTATCTTGGCAAGCCTTATCCCAAATCAAAGGCTCTAACCAATCTAAAGAATCTACGACAAGCGTTTTATAGTCATTGTCGTTATCAATTAAAGACTGTAAGTTTTTTAAAACATCTTCAAAACTTTGTGCCAAAGGAAAATGGTCAGCTTCAATTTTTCCCATACCATCTTCTGTTAAAACAAAGATTGGTTTATTCATGCTGGCTGCAAAAAAAGTTTTACCAATACCTGCACCGCCATATAAAACTATTCTTGGTGGTTTTTGTTTAGTTTTCTTTTTAATATTAGCTAGACTCATTGTTTAATCTCCTTTGTTTCAATGATAGTTGCTTCTTCTATGCCACTTTCTAAAGATGTTTTAAGTTCATTAATAATTCTTGTTTTATGATCTTGTAAAACAGCTAACTTAGTGTTTAGTTCTTGCACTTGTGGCTCTAAATATTTTGCAATATTTAACAAAGCCATTTGTTTTTCGTTTAAATCAGACTCTTTGTAATCCTTATTATCTAAGGTTAAAAAAGGCTCTTCTATTTTTTTTATGTCATCAGACATTGTTTCCTCCATGTTGTTTATAAGTTGGACATATTTTTTTGGCTGGACAAAATCGACATTGTTCGCCAAAAGAATAATTCGGTTCATCTGCTTCGCAGTTATCTAAAGCAGTTTTTAATTTATCAAATCCCCAATCAACCAAGTATTCAGCATTAGTTTCGTGTGAACGAACACTATTTTTAGCTCTAGGTTGGACGATAGTCATAATGACTTTCATGTTTTCATTGCCATATCTAGCTAATGCGCCAAGCGCATAAATTGACATCTGTAAATTATTTTCAGGACTGACTGGCCATTTACCAGTTTTAAGATCGACAACTTCTATAACATCTTTGTTAAAGATAATGGCATCGCTTGTTCCCCAACACTCAGCATTTATTTCTTCAATACTAACTTGTTCTTCAACTAAAAGTTTTGCATCTAATTCTTTTGCTCTGCCTTCAACATAATCTACATAGACTTTGGCACAATCAACATGGTCTTGTTCAACAACCAATTCAACATCTTCTACAACCTCTGTTTTACCTAACCAATAATCTTCTAAAGACACATTTTCTAAATGTCCTTTCATCAGCATTTCTGCCATGTTGTGTATCATTGTTCCAGTTAGGGCTGGTAAGCCAACTGGCTCTCTTTTAACTCCTTCTGAGAGTTTTATCGAACCAGGACAAGCAAACCAGCGCTCTGCACTTGAGGGAGAATATTTAGCGTGCTTTGATGGCATAGCTTTTTGTTTTTCTAAATAAGGTAATTCTTTTTTATAATTACAAACTTCACTCGTTAGCATTATATGACTTCTCCTCAATTTTTACGATGTCGTCTAACGCATACAAAACTTTACCACCAATTTTATAATGTGGTGGCCCTTCGTTTTTACCTCTTTGGTTTGCTAATGTGCGTGGTGACTTTTTCCAGCGTGTCGCCAGTTCCTTAGTATCTAAGTATTTCTTTTCATCCATAATATAACCTATTTGTTCTGTTCCTATCTCTTGGTATAATTAAAACACATAGATTAGCATTTATGCAAATTTATATAATTTAAACACGACAAATAATGTCGTTAAAAAATATGTGTAGTTTTAGAGATCAATTAAAAATGGATGGTTTTTCAAGTTCGCTAGAGGACAGTCCATGTATTAGTGTTTGTTCTTTAACTTATGGTACTGGCAAAGAATGTATTTGCGGTAGAAATCAAAACCAAATTGCTCAATGGAATAGTTACGATGCTGTTACAAAGAAAAAAATAGTTATGCAATCTATCAAAAATAAAAAATCAATGCCTAGACAAAAATTAACTTTTAAAGCTCAAGATCATGGAATAACTTTTGAGAAAGCTAAAAAAGTTTTTGTTACTGATAAGTTATAGGAAAATTTACACCATCGAGAATTTCTTCACCGATTTTCTCTATATTTACTTTTGAAGTACGATCTTCTATGTGTTGATAACGCTTCATAATATCCAAAGATTTATGGCCCATAAGCTCGCCAGTTTCCAAAGTTTGTATTTTTGCTGAATTTGCAGAAATAGTTCCAAAACTATGTCTTAAATCGTGCATCCTAAGGTCATTACACTTACAAGCTAATTTAACGCTGTTCCAGAGCCTTTTAGGATTTTTGATACCTAGAATCGTTTTTAATCTTTTTTCGCCTTGTAGAGTCTGTATGACAGCACGACTTTGTGCATTTAACCAAATTTTTCTAGGTTTGTTGGTTTTATCATCAGTCTTGTGTTCTTTTATCTCTAAGTAGTCACCTTTGTAATCTGACCAGGTTGCTTTGGCTAATTCACCCTTTCTAGCACCGGTAAAAATTAACAGCAAGATGAAACTTACCGAATGTAGTAAAGATTTATCTTCATCTAATCTTTTAAACAATTCTTGAAAAATACTAATTTTTTCTTCTTGCGTATAAAACCTTTCTCTTTTTACTTCTGGATGTTTTTTAATTCTATTAGCTGGATTACTTTCTAAATATTCATAATCTATCGCAATTTCCAAAGTAGTTTTTAAAATACGCAAACAAGAGTTGGCTGTGTATTTAGAACGCATACTTAAATTATCAAACCATTCTTTTATTATTCCCCTAGATATTTCTTTTACTTTCATTTCACCAAAACTAGGAGCTATATCTTTTTCGTACTGTCTAATTATTTCCGTAGTAGTTTTACGTTTATTAAGGTTTAGTTGGTTTTTATATTTAGCAAACGCATCATTAATAGTTGGCGACTTAGCTATTTCTTTTTTTGCCAAAGGATCATAGTTAGGATCTAACAACATCTTTGCTTCTATTTCTGCACCAATCTTTCTAATAACTTGTATTGGCGTAGCAGAATTACCTATCTTCATGTTTCTGCGTTGATTATTAAAAGTATATTTTAAATAATAACTAAGTTGTTTCTGGCCTTTACTGTTAATCCAAGACACTAATTTAATGTTTGAATTAAGTTTATCTGATACTGTTTTTTTCATCTTCTTCTCCTGGTTTTAATTTTAAAGTTCCTAATTGAATAAATATATTTAATTGGTATCTGATTAATCTTTTATAAACCTTTGGTTGATATTTTTTTAATCTGTCAAAAGTTGGTTTATATTTTTTATAATCTACTAAATCTTTAGGATTGATTCTTTTCATCTTGTTTACTAAACCAAAATAAATTCCGTGTTATACAGCATAAAAAATAGCCACATTGATAATAGAATTATGATGATGTCTTTTGGTTCAGTCATTGCTTTCTCCTAGTTGCAGTTGAGTTGCACTAAAAACATGTATTCGTTGTTATTTAGTGTGATTCAATGTGTATAGCCTAGCAAAGATTTTGACAGAAAAAAAGGTTTTATAGTGATTATTTGTTGTATTTGTTGGGGTGATAATTTTAGTGTAAACGAGATGCTCTACCAACTGAGCTAAACACCCTTATTAAAAAGCCTATATATACAGCCAAAAATTAAAGCAATAAATATTTTTTATTTATTTTATCAATAAGAGTTGCAGTTAGGTTGCAGTTCGTTTGTGGATAAATCTGCAATAGCACTAGCCAAAGACATTTGACTATCATTAATTTTCATTTCGTGATCTTTAATTATGTAACTAGCAACTTGTTTAGTATGCCTGGCAGAAAGAAAAACAATAGAGCCGTAAGGTTGTGCGTAAAGAGCGTAGATGTCTATTTGACCTTGTTGATAATATCTTTCTTTAGTATGTGAGCCACGCCTTAAATCAAACTTCCAATAGTTATAGCCTTTGGTTTTTTTAGACTTAGTTTTAACTTGGCACTTATATAAAGTGTCATTTAATTCAAAGATTATGTCAGCGTGTGAGCCATGAGGAAGGATAGAAACTGTGTCTGACACTAGCGAAAGGATGCTGGCTGTATAGTATTCTCCATGACGACCAATCCTTTCTGT